CTGAGCGCCGAGCAGTTCACGGCGCTGATGTCTGAGGCAATGGCAGCCTTTGAGGCCGGGCGCAAGACCACGGTCGAGGTCGAGCCTTCAAAAAAAAACGAGGTCAGCCGACCCGAAACAGAGTAGAAATCAATCTGGCTTGGTATCTCTTCTATGGCCGGATGCTGAATATGAGCAGACAGGAGATCATTAACACACGCTACGGCAAACATGACAGTAACTGCCCCGACATCGATGCGCGCCCTGCTGGGCGGTACTGAGGGCAGCGTACTCGACACGTACCGCGGCGAATTCTTCTTCACACACTTCCTCACGCAGCTGCTTACGTCACGCGGGCAGAACCGCGGCGTAGTCATACGCTACGGGAAAAACCTTATAGACCTCCGGCAGGAGGAGAACATTTCCAAGATGTACACCGGGGTATATCCGTATTACGTCGACAGCGAGACCGGAGAGATAACCCAGCTGCCCGACAAAATTGTAGCTGTCCCCGGCACATTTGACTTCATCAACATCCTCATGCTGGACGTCTCGGGAGACTTCGACAGCCCGCCAACCGCGCAGCAGCTTATTCTCAGAGCGCAGAGCTATATCAACGACAACAATTTAGGAATACCGACCGTCTCCATCTCACTGAGCTATCAAGACATTGCCAGATTGATGGATTCAGCAGCGCCGCCCGAAATGATCAAGCTGTGCGATACCGTCACGGTCATTTATGAGAAGCTCGGCATTGAGACCACAGCCAAGGTCACGGAAACAGAGTACGATGTGCTGCGCGACAGGTACACTTCAATCAACATCGGTGACATCCGCGCGAACATTGCTGACACCATATACAGCAACGCGCAGGCGGTCGAGCAAACCGCTATTGACCTCCGCACCGAGACAGGCAAGGCAATAGCCAACGCGACGCAGCTCATCACGGGCACCAAGGGCGGCAACTTCGTCTTCCAGTTCAACTCCGACGGAAAGCCGATGGGCTTTTCCATCATGGACACCGACGATGTGCTGACCGCAACCAATGTATGGCGCTTCAATCTCGGCGGCCTCGGGTACAGCTCCAAAGGCTATAACGGGCCGTTCGGGACAGCAATCACGCAGGACGGTAAGATCGTTGCCGACTTTATACAGGCGGGCGCGCTATCCTCGGAGAATGTCACTGTGGGTGGGTTCACGCTCTCCGCGAGCTCACTCAGAAACGGCATGACGGCGCTCGACGACACAACGCATGACGGTGTGTATGTCGGGCTTGACGGCATAGCGCTCGGCAAAGGCGCATTCAAGGTTGACAAATACGGCAATCTCACTGCCACCAGCGGCAAGTTCACCGGCAGCGTCTACGCTTCCAGCATCCTGACCGAGGCCGAAGAAACCGGAGCGGGCTACATCGAGGGGAATCAAGTTGGAGACTATACACTCTCCGGCGGCAGTGGCGGCAATCTTGCATATGACACAGTTGCCCCGGGAAACAACGACTCAACACTCAGCGGTTATGTCTCTCGCGGGACCACCGCATACGGGCAGTGCAACGGCGGGAATATCAGCAGCAATTATATCAGCGTTAATTCTCTGGCGGCTGGCGCACTCGGCATCGGCGGGCATGACTGCTATTTAGGGACACTATCGATTAACGGGATATCACACAATGTTGTTATGTGGGAATAATCCCCGAAAGGAGAAATTATGACAGTAGAAACAGCCGGAAAATCTTTTGAACTTAAACTCTACGGGCAAATCGAGGAAAACAAGCTGTCCATAGAGTTTGTAGGCACATTCACCGATGCGATCCTCTACCTCACGAGCGGGCATCTTGACATAAAGATGAATGACGACCGCACACGCACGTACGACGGATTCACATCAGCTGTATCGGTTCAGCGCGGACTGAAACCCAACTATACGAACGTCGTTCTTGAGAGGGTGACGGCATGAAACGGGAAGAAAGACTCAAGGCCGTCCGCCGGACACTCGAAGAAATCGACGTGCGCGGCAGAGGCAACATCGATAAAATGCTCGGCTGCATGATGATGCTCGATCAGATTATAGCCGAGGAGTCGCGGCCTGCACAGGAGGCGAAAGATGAAAGTAACATCTCAGATAACGGTTGACCTGCTTCACCCCAATGTGGCGACGCTGGTTTATGCGAAACAGGCCGACCAGCAGAGCCGCTTTATCTCTGCCGCATTGCTGGAGGGGTCGCAGCCATGGACACCCCCGACGGGTGCGCTCACCGCTGTAAGGTACCGGAAGCCAGACGGAACTATAGGCTGGTATGACACGACCGAGAACAAGGCCGCAGCCGTCACCATGAACGGCAACGTCGCTACGATCCAGCTTGCGGCACAGGCGCTGACCGTGAGCGGGGATGTGTATATCGAACTTGAGTTTTACACGCAGAGCGCCGAAAAGCTTTCAAGCTTCGCATGGGTGCTCGCTGTCGAAGCAAGTGCGGTAAGCGACGGCGAGATTGAAAGCTCGGATTATTTCAATGTTCTGGCCGAAACGCTCGCCGAGATAGTCAAAGCAATCCCTGACATCCAAAAAGCCAGCGAATATGCTCAGGCAGCCGCACAGTCGGCAACTCAGGCAGCAAACTCGGAAGCAGCGGCTGAGGCATCTGAACAGGCGGCGGCAGCTTCGGCAACGCAAGCGGCTGAATCCGAAGAGAATAGCGCAACTTCGGCACAAAACAGCAGTCAAAGCGCCGCAGCGTCGCAGACTTCCGCTGAGGCGGCGGCAGCAAGTCAGCAACTCGCCGCCTCAGCAGCGCAGACAGCAAGCGCTTCCGCTGCTTCGGCGGCCGAGTCCGAGGAGAATGCAGGAGAGTCGGCGCAGAACAGCGAAGCATGGGCAGTTGGAACCAGAGGCGGACAGGCCGTACCTGCTTCCGACGAAACCCACAACAATAATTCAAAGTATTGGGCGCAGCAGGCCGCTGCAGCGGCTGGCGGCGGCGTGATAACGTTCAACGGACGCAGTGGCACCGTGGTGCCAGCAAACGGGGATTACACCCCCGAGATGGTCGGCGCAGCTCCCGCAATAAAAACGGCAACAGTCACGCTGCCGGTCACATCGTGGACGGGCAGCGCATCACCGTACTCGCAGACGGTCACGATCAACGGCGCCACAGCGAATAGCCGTATTGACATTGATCCCGACACCACTGTTATGAACGGAGCAATGGATGGCGGCTACGGCCTTGTATTTGGCAACAACGCCGGAACTATCACCGCTTATGCAGTCGGAGATAAACCCACTGCGGCAATCACCGTGCAGGTGAGCATCACGGAGGTGACAGCATGAGTGAGATATTCGGCAACGGCATCATGGGCGGCGGGGGACTGACTAACTCAAAGCTTGCCCTCGCCAACGCGCAGGCCGCAGATGTACGCAGCGGTAAAAAGTTCTATGCCGGAGACAAACAGATCAAGACCGGCGCCCTTGCCGACGTTACGCAGGCCACGCCCGCAATAACGGTCGACGCTGCTGGGAAGATCACCGCCTCGGCCACACAGGCCGCGGGCGTAGTCGCCGCCGGGACTAAGTCCGCAACGAAGCAGCTGCCAGTTCAAGCGGCGAAGACTGTAATTCCATCGGCATCCGCCCAGACCGCCGTCGGAGAGGGTGTATTCACGACCGGGATCGTCACCGTCGCCGCCGTCTATGCTGTGATCGACGTGACATACCCCTCGGGGAGCGTCTGCACCTGTTCAAATGGCAGCGTGACGCTGACAGCGAAGGATACCACCGGTAAAGCGATATTTGTTATCCCCTCCGCCGGAACGTGGACGGTCACGGCGGTCAGCGGCAGCAAGAGCACGAGCAAGGCCGTGAGCATCACAGCTGAGGGGCAGGTCGAGACCGTGGAGCTGACGTATGGGCTCTATATCTTTAAAAATGGATCGGGGCTGACGTCCGGGTACTCAATCAAGAGCAACAGCATGATTTCTGCGCCGACAGTTTCAGGCGACACAATCAGTTGGTCTGGCAACTCCAGCAGCGGCGGCGTAGCATTCTATATCGACCCCGCCGTCGCGTTGAGTGGCTATACAAAACTGTGTTTCGATTTTGAGTGCTCATACAACTACGGCGGGAACTACGGCATGGGATTTGGCGTCGGCACAGATGCCGCGGCCTCCACTACGATCAATAATACTAACTGGACTGCCAAAGTTACCAGCACAGCGCAGGGCACAATTGCCCGGAATACGGTGCAGTGCGATATATCGGCGCTGACAGACTCGGAGTATATTAAAGTCGTAGGATCATATTCTGCCGGCGAAATCTATAACATCTGGCTTGAATGAGGGGGCGCAGCATGACAATCTACATAGACAGCGATTATAAATGTTACGTCTCCGCATCTGACGGACGCAGAGCAATTGAGGTTAACGACTTCAATGGCAAATGCCCGGAATGGATAGAAAGTTACCGCTTCGTCCCCGAGGGCGAGACATGGACGCGCGAGGACGGAGAGGTGTTCACGAACATGGCAGCGCCGTGGAAGGACTTGGGCGAGGCTTACGCGGCGCAGACGGCGTACGTGGCGGCGCAGAATGCGCAGTACGAAGCGGCTTTATCGGAGATAGAGGTAGCGCTGGGGGTGAATGCTGAATGACGATAGAAGAACGGAAGAATGTCATCCTTGCCAAAATCGCGGAAATAAAGCAGGGTGGAACTGATGAGGAAAAGCAGGACATGCAAAACGCCTTGAACGTGCTGGGGGTGACGGTCAATGAGTAAAGGCAAATGGACGATAGCTGCGGAGGAAGTAGCCGCCGACACCAAGACCGCACTGCAAACGGTTTATGACGCGTTGAATCAGGGGCAGCAGAAGAAGATACTCAAGGACGCTCGGGTCAAGGCTCTGTTCGACCGGTACGGCGTGGAGTATACGGAGTGAGGAGGTAACTGAGTAATGGACGACGATAAGACCGACAGCGGTTTGCTGACGGAAGATGCCCAGGAGAGTGTAGACCCGACAGGGTGGCTGCTCTCAAGATTTACGACAGTAACATAAGGAGGAAAACCAGATGAAAGCAATGCTATCACAGCCGATGAACGGCAAACCCGAAGAGGAAATTGTAGCAACGCGAGAGCGGGCAATAGCCGCGCTTGAGAGCAAGGGCTACGAGGTAGTGAACACACTGTTCACGGATGAATGGTACAGCGACGCAAAATGCAAGGAACGCGGTGTCGTCAATATTCCGCTGTTGTTCCTTGCGAGGTCTATAACGAACATGAGCCTTTGCCATGCGGCGTATTTCTGCAAAGGATGGAAGAATGCCAGAGGCTGCATACTCGAGCACGCTGTCGCCAAGGCTTACGGCCTGACCATCCTTTATGAGGAGTAATCATCATGGGAGTTATAGACAATGCAGTGACCCGCGCGCTGGAGATAGCGGCGGACGACAGCCACGGCTACGATCAGGCCAACCGCTGGGGGCCTGACTACGATTGCAGCAGTCTGGTGATATCCGCGTTTAAGAAAGCCGGAGTTCCGCTCAGCTGCACTTACACGGGCAACATGCGCGGAGATATGCTGCGCTGCGGCTTCGAGGACGTGACGGGCAGCGTCGACCTCAGCACCGGCGCGGGGCTTGAGCGCGGCGACGTGCTCTTGAACCACGTGCATCACACCGCCCTGTATATCGGCGGCGGACAGCTCGTGCAGGCAAGCATCAACGAATATGGCACTACGACCGGAGGCCGGACCGGCGACCAGACCGGGCGCGAGATATACACGCGCGGATACTACAACTATCCGTGGGACTGCGTACTGCGCTACACCGGGGCAGAACCGGACACGGTGCCGGCCACAAAGAAGCCGACACGCTATGTCACTGTCGAGCTGCCCATGCTGGAGGACGGCCAGACCGGCGTGGTTGTTGCGATGCTTCAGGCGGCCTTGAAGTATCTTGGCTATGATCCTAAGTGGATCGACGGCGAGTTCGGAACCAGGACGCGCAATATGCTCATGGCCTATCAGGCGGAGCACGGCCTTGAAGCTGACGGCATCTGCGGCGCGGCCACGTACAAGAGCTTGATAGGAGGTGGACAGAAATGACGAAAATTCTGACATGAACCGGCGCGGCAAGTAACTATATGCACGAAAAACCATGATTTTTGACAACATGAAGGAGAAACAAAAATGAATGCACCTGAAAAAGCCTTACAGTTCAAGGCATGGATCGTCGCAGCTATCGCATTCCTCACAGCATTGTGGGGCTGGGTAGGCTGGGCTGTAATAATCTGGGTCGCCTGTATAGTCCTCGACTATGCCACGGGAACCTGGGCCGCGAAGAGCGCCGGGGACTGGTCGTCCGCCGTAGCGAGAGCGGGACTGTGGCACAAGCTGGGCGAGATCGTCGCCGTGCTTGTGGCGGCGCTCTGCGATATAGCAATTAGTGTAATAATTAACGGTGCCGGCATAGACATCGGCATAACGTTCGGGACGCTCATCACGCCGGTCGTGCTGCTCTGGTACATAATAACAGAGCTCGGCAGCATCGTCGAGAACGCTGGAAAGCTCGGCGCGCCTATCCCGGAATGGCTTAAGAAGTGGCTCAGAAATTATAAAGACAAGATAGATTCAGATCACGAGCCACCCGTTGAAATAATCGAGTCGGAAGAAACTCAGAACGAATAAGCAACACGCGCCGCGTGCAGTCGAAGGCTTGCGTACCTACGCGGGGGTAGCAACTGCTTCCAAAATGGAAGCAGTTATATAGGCTGCACCCGCAGATACAAAAGAATAGAGCAAAAAAGAACCGAGCGGGTTATTCCGCTCGGCTCTTTTTTTGCCTCGGCAGACTAAAGCAAAGTAGCCCACCATTGATAATAATTCTTGGTACCGGTGGAGCGACACCCGGAATTATTATCAATCCTATTTCGGGGTCGTCCCAATCTGTATTAAAGTCAAATGTTCCGTCCGGTTTCGCATCCAGCAGCGTCCAGACCCTTATTCTGTCCTTGCCGACCTCTACCCGGACAACTACGCTCAGAAGAGCGGGAATATCGTTCGCGGCGACCTTGAGCAGCTCACGGAGCCTGTCCTCGGGGATCGTCGTGCCCTGCGCCTGGTTATGCAGCGTTGTCATTTCACGGTCGTTCTGCGCCTGCTCGGCCTCCAGCGCGTGAACCGTGTCAATCAGGGACTGACTGTGCATACCGGCAAGCACCGCGCTCATGGCGGCGTCGAGCTGCTTCTTTATCTCGGCCTGCCGGTCAAATAGGGCTTTCATGCGCATAGCCGTCTGTTCCTGAATCTTCCCGCGCTCCTCGCGCAGTATACAGATAAGCCCGTCGACATTCTCAGGGTTCCCGAGCATATTTTTGATAGCCTCGGCAATCATGCGTTCAAGATCGTCAACCTTGATAGGCATATTGTCACAGGTTTTCTTTCGCTTCTTCTCAGAGCAGGCATAGTAATAATACCCACCCTGCGAGCACGTCACGGACATTGAGGCCTTGCACTCCCCGCAGAACACTTTCCCCTTGAGCGGGTACTCCCTGACTCTCACAGGCCGTCCCGCCTGCTTGCGTTTGTTTGCCATAAGCTTCTCCTGTACTATATCCCAAGTTTCCCGGTCGACAATGGCCGGTATCATGTCCTCCATGCGCATCACCGTAGACGCGACAGCATGACTGTTCCGGCTGCCGTCCGGGCGCTTCTGCGTCCGTCCATAGGTCAGCACGCCGATATACTTCTCGTTCTTCAGTAGGTCGTGCAGACTGTTAGACCCGAACGTGCCGCCCGACTTCGTGCGCCGTCCCTCGGCGTTGAGCCGCTGGATGATCTCCCGATAAGACCGCCCGGCGGCATAGTCCCCGAAGATGATGCGCACCGTCTCGGCCTCAGGCTCGCAGACCTCGATCCTGCCGTCGATGACGACATACCCGAGCGGGGGCACGCCGCCGGTATACTTCCCCTGCTCAGCCATCCAGCGCATTTTCTCACAGACCTTTTGCCGGGTCTGCAAAACCCACATCTGATTCATAAGTGCCATGCCACCCTCTGACATGAACGTCGCAGGGTCGCGCAGATCGCCGCCGATCATCGGCTGAGTCACTGATACCACCCGGACGCCAAGACGCTCCAGACGCTCACGCAGAGTGAACCACGCGGTCATTTTGCGAAACATACGGCTTTGATCATAGATAACGACCGTGTCCGCGCCGCCCTCCGAGAGCAGCCGCATCATACGGTCAAACTGCGGCCGGGTCTCTTTCATGCCGCTGACAGCTTCATCCGCGAACACATCCAGCACAGGGAGCCGCTGCCGGTCGCACCACTCGCGGCACCTGCTGACCTGAACCTCGATACTGTCGGCATCCTGCCGGTCGGTCGAGAACCGGGCAAGGATATATGCCCCGTGAGTTAACTTCATATGACACCCTCTTTCAAAGCCCTCGGCATATAGCCGGGGGCTTTTTCTTTATCAAAGGCCGAGCTGCTGCTTGAGCGCGTCCTGAAGCACCTGCGAGAAGTTCATATTATGCTCCAGCGCGGCAGCGTTGAGCCATGCGGGGAGCGTGACAGTGCGGTTGACGGAGCGGTTGACACGCGCCTGACGGATGGAGGGCATATACACATCCACCAGCACCGCGCGCTCATTCTCGCTGAGTTGAACGGCATTAAGACGCGATGGAGCGGGAATGTCCTCCCCGTCCTCCTCAAGACCGAAGAGGGTAATGCCCAGCAGTTCACGCGCGGAGAGCAGGGCGTCATCATCATCAACGCCGCTGGTGGCCACATCCAGATCAGGAAACATGACGGAAATCTCTTCGCCGGGCTCATATGAGAACACGGCAGGATAAATATAACGATCCGGTTTTTTCTTCATTCAAAAAACTCCTTTCGATAAGGGAGAGCGGGGGCTCACCTGAATTTGAGCCCCGACTGTCTCTCTATGCTGTCCAATGTCTTGCGTGGGATGTCCTTGCAAGGGCTTTTGACTGTCACACGGCCGGGTTTCGTCGGATGCTTGAACTGATGATGACTTCCGACTATGTTCACTTCATACCAACCGGCAACGATCAGAGCCGTGATGACTTCTCTTGCTGAGTAGCTCTTCAACTGTATCCCTCCTGACAATGTTATTATAACAAATATAATTATATTTGTCAACAGAAACTTGCGGCGCGGAGATTATTTCTTTTCCTGCCACATGGCAACATCGGAGCGGACAGCGATACCGACCACAACAAGCGTGGCCAGGATGAGCGGCGCGAGCGCCACAACAAAGATGCTTGTGCCGGTGCTCTGGAACAATCCCGCGTCTTTTACGGATGCGTCGAAGATCATATAGGCGATGAGGGCGCACACCAGCAGTACACAGACGGCCACAAGCGCATAGACCATGGGGCGGTATGAAGAAAAGCGCTTATCCTTTTCGGCGTCCAATTCCTCCAGCCGCCGGATGTCCCCGGCCTGCCTGACATTCTCCAATTCGAGCTGGTGTATGCGCTTGGTCAGCTCGGAGACGTCCTGCGGCTCTCTGAGACCGCACAGCTCATCAAGCGACAGGCCGAACAGGTCGGCAATAGCTGCCTGCTCGAACAGCTTCGGGTTGCAGGCAGTTCCGGCGCTCTGCGTGGCTATGGCGGAGTAGCTCACGCCCGCCGCCTCGGACAGATCATTGAGGGACATGTGATGCTCACTACGGGCGTCGGTTATCTTGCTGTTGTACGCATCAAAAAAGGGCTGCAAACGCTGATAAGGTGTCATTTCTTATCTTATCCTCCCAGAAAATTTTCAGATTCCGAAAACCGGGAAACACGATTTAGCAGAAAATGACCCGGCTTGTCAGAAACAGACGTGGACATTATCATGCTGCGTCTGCTACCATATAGGCGTAGCAGACAGTCAGGGGCAGACATTTGTTATAAAGCCCCGGCAAAGGCGGGCACCAATGCCGGGGCGGTCTATTAAGTACGATAATCGAAAACAATGCTTCCGTCAAAAACAAAGTATATCGCGGTCTCATTCTCAAACGTTATATAGAAATCACTGCGGATCATTGCCCCGAAAGAATTTTGCGCGTCGACGTAGGAACTCACCCAGAATTGGCCGTCTCTCTTATCAATACGCCAGCCCTGCTGCGGGTCATACCACTCGCCGGGAAACTCGGCGGTACTGGGAGCTTTGAGAACGGATTTAACAAGATCCTCCGAAGCGGTTATGTACTGAATGGCTTCTTCTGTGGTAGGGAGAAGATCAAACGGCATCTGCTTAATTTCTCCGTTGTCATAAAAGACCATTGTGCCGGAATAAATCTTTGAAACATCATCACCGGAGAAAACAACACTGAAAGTATATCCCTCCTGTGAAAAATACGGCGCACCATCTTCCCCGATAGAAAGCTTGCCCGCGCTGAGACCTAAGTCCGTACATAGTGACAGCATATTTTCGGCTTGCGCAAGAGTGAGATCGTTCTCTTCGGCGTATATTTCTTCAGAACTCTTTACGGCTTCCGGAGTAGGCGCAGCATCGGAACCGGCGGCAGTAGTATTATCGGTCAATGCACCCTTGATGAAGAGGACAAGGCAAATAAGCAGACCGAGGAGTATTTTCTTTTTAGGCTTTTTGTTGAACAAGCGAATGATAAGCCATATCAGCAAAACAAAGAAAACGACGAATGAAAATATTGACAACCACATTCCATAAAACCTCCACGTCAAAGAGTTGCCCTGCAAATATGAACATTATATTAACACCATTTCAAGATTTTATCAAGGAACTATATACTCGGTAGCATATAGAAAAACGCGAAAGGAGTTTGAGCACTTTGACCAAAAACGACGAAGAGCGGGAGATTCTGAAAGCAGAGATCATTAAGCTGCTGCGAAACGCGAGCATATCCGACCTGCGCGCGGTCTATATCTGGCTGACTACATAGCAAGGCACCCAGCAAAAAAAGGAACCCGAATCATCACGATTCGGGTTCCTTTTTTTCTGCCTCGGCAAGCACGTCGGTATAGATTTTTTCAAGCACCTGCCATTCGGGGCCGTCAGGCTCATACCGAAGCAGGACGCGCACGGCGCGCCGCGCGAGGCTGTCAGGCCTGCCGTTCATAAGGCGCTTGAGGTTACGGGCAAGCTCCTCGGATTCCTCTTCCGGGCGGAACATCTCACCGGCTCCGGTGCGCAGCCATATCTCATTAACGCCGAACTCGCGGCAGATGGCACGAATGGTCTGCTCACTGGGGTTATTCTTCCCCACTTCGATTGCGCTGACTGAGGAAGCTGTTATACCAATGCGCTCGCCGAACTTTTCGAGCGTTAACCCTACGCTCTTACGCACGGTCTTAATACGGGTGTTCATTGGGTACACCACCTTTCAAGCAGGAGTATAAGGGTGAGATTGAAAAAAGTCAAGAAATTTTTCAATTAAAGCGAAAATAGCGCTTGACATTTCGACTAAAACGAATTATACTTCATTTAAGCTGAAAAACAAATCAACTGCAACATGAAAAGGAGATGGGGAAAGATGATGACTTTTGAGGAAATGAAAGAATACTTACTGGCCGAGCTGAAAGAAGAGCGCGAGAAGATGCTCAAGAAGCAGGGGAGCAATTACTCCTACATCTTCATGCTCTGCAATGACATGGGGCTTATAGACCCGGCAAAGGAGATGGGGGAACGATGAGACGCGAACAGCTGTTTGATACGGCGCACGAAGCCTTTACTTTTCTGAGAAATTACACAAAGCATGGCTGGCTCGGCTACGTCGAGCGGGTCGGTGACAAGTTCAAGCTTGTCATTGCTTGCTGAGAGGAGAGAAAGCGATGAACATACCACGGATAGCGTTCTACACATTAGGCGTCGTGCTGATTTCAATTGCGGCCGTTAATCTCATTCGCGCAACGGTCGAGCTTGCTAAAATCGGCGAGTGGGGCGCTGTGCTGTTTGCAGCTGCGACATTTGCATACATTGCGCTGGGGACATACGTCAAGTTTTCAAGCGGCAATTAAGAATGTGATTGAATGAATTTCAACAATTTATAACCTTTAGCACTTACCACAACAATCACCCCCTTTCCCGCTGCATTATATCAGCTCCGGGAGCGGGAGACAACAAAAGGAGAACAACATTATGAGCGATCAGGAAAAAAGAGCCATGCGCCTTGAAATGGCCGAGAAGATAAGCAATCTGCCGGATGAATATGTCCGCACCCTGCTTGACCGTGCAACCGGCGCAAAGGATATGTACGACATGATGTGCGGGCAGCAGCCCGCACCCGCAGCACAGGAGGCGGGGAGATGACGCGGAAACGCTTTGTCAAGCTGCTTATGAGCAGCGGCATGAGCCGAAACCACGCTAACGCCTACGCACGCCGGGCGGTCGAGCACTACAGCAGCTACGATGCAGCGAACGCGCAGGCCATCCAGCGAACATTGACGGTCTGCGTCGAGGGTATAGAGTTGTTCAAGAAAATGCTGCTGAGAATATCTGACGTGATTGCCGACGTCATCCGGCAGGATGAAGAGCTTGCAGAAAAGTGCCTCACCGGTCTCGCTAATCGCTGGGGCGTGGAGGAGGGACAGCAAAAATGATAGTAATGACCCGAACGGGCGAAGTCATTGCTCCACCCATGCCGAGCGAGCCGCAGCGGCGTGCCGCGCAGCAGGATACGCTATGGGCGGAGGTGTTCCGGGCATACCTCCGCCGTCACCCCGAGGCGCTCGAAGCGCTGGAGGAGGGCACAGAATGTACAGGCACGTGCTGCTGAAGGAGACCGGTACTGACCGGATATTGATAATGGAGAGCTCTGGGACGATTCAGGAACGGAAAGTCAAGAACTATCTGAAAGCCGGGTGGGAGCAGGTTGGCCAGATTGAAAGCCCTATGCACGATTTTGAGTTGACTGCCGGACTTACATCTGAGCTTCGCACCAAGCATGAAAAAATCCTCAAGAACCTCATTCAGGCGGACGCTGCCCTGCGTATCGCCATGGGGCAAATTTAATAAGGAGATGGAGTAATGAGCACAGGGACAATGTGCCTGCTTATATCGGTGGGCGTTCTGATCCTCGCGATGATCTACTTGGATATCGTCGACGAGCGGTGGGCGAAGATCAAGGAACTTGCGGAGGAGCAGGGCTGGGCAGACCCGGCCAAGGTACAGGAGCTGGATAAACGCCCGCGCAGCCGCGCCGCGCACCGCCGCGGCAGACCGGCACCGGCGCCGGCAGCGATGGACGCAGAGTATTTTACCATGCCCGATGGCGAGAGAGTGAGGCGCAGATGAACAAGCCCATTTACACCATGACGGACGCAGAGCTTCAGGCTGAGAACGACCGTCTGCTCCGCGAGAATGACCGTCTCTGCAAGGCGCTTGCCGACATGGCCGAGGAGAACGCGGAGCTGCGCGCCAAGTATGACGGCATTGTGTTTGCCATAAAGGCACTCCAGAAAAAGATCAGAGAGGAGGAGAAGAGGCATGCCGGAGGAAGAAAGAGCGGTGCCGGAGCAGGAAGAGTTTAAGCTCCGCTCCTGCAAGCATAAGAACTGCAAGTACCGCGCCACCAGCAACAACGCATACGGCGTGTACAACTGCGACTATGCTCTTGTGACCGGCCACACCCGCGCGGCGCAGCACCCCCTCGACAAGCGCCAGCCTGCGGACTGCATGCTGTACGAGCCGCGCACCGGCAAGAAGCCACGGCGTAAGCCCTTTGTACAGACAGGATGAAGATGAGCACCAAGAAGAAAGAGACGTTTCGGCAGTATATAAGCCTGTGCCCCGACCACTACCGGAGATTCGACACCAAGCATTACCAACTGACCCACGAAGCAGACAACAGCAGCTGCGCATTTTGCGGACGCGCGGCAGCACAGTACAGTTTCATACCCCGGTACGTAATCCGGCAGCAGCGGCAGCGCAGCGCTCCAGCGCGCAGCCGCGACACGCGGGCACAGTACCGGGGAGACTGGAGGGAGTCAATATATGGAAACAACAATGACAGCAGCGAGCGCCCGGAAGAAGATGCCCTGCCCTACTGAGGGAGTAGAACAGGCTACGCTATTCTCCTGGGCGTCAATGCGCACTTACTGGTACCCGGAACTGGCCTTGATGTTCCACATCCCGAACGGCGGGAAGCGGAGCAAGGCCGAGGCCGGGCGCTTCCGCGCCGAGGGAGTGAAGTCCGGCGTGCCGGACATCTGCCTGCCGGTAGCCCGCTGCGGCTATCACGGGCTGTTCATAGAGCTGAAGCGCCAGCACGGGAACAGAGCCACGAAGAACCAGAACACATGGCTTGCCGACCTGCGCGAGCAGGGCTACGCCGCTGCCGTGGCCTACGGCTGGGAGAAGGCGGCACAGATCATCACAGACTATATGGAGGAAGAGTATGAAAATAAATAAGATTGCCGGTATCTGCAAGCGCGCCGGGATGATCAGACTCTACGATGAGCACACCGGAGATATACAGTGGTGCGGCACGGATGCTGCTATATACCCGCTGTACTCTCTGCCGGTGCTTGACGGCAACAATGTCGGCCCGGTGATGAACTTCTCCGACAAGGAGTTGAAGAACATCGTGGTCGAGCACGTGCGCATTCCTCTGCGCTACGACGTCAACGACACCGCCGAGGGCGAGAAGTATATCGGAGAGCCCATATTCCGGTTCGTTATAGGCAGCAATGTCTACAACGCCTACCAGCGTCCGGGAACGCTCGGTGTGCTGTTCATCAATGCAGCGTACCTCAAGCCGCTGCTCGGCGGAGAGGATGACCCTGAACTATACCTCCGCAGCGAGAACAGTTTCACGGGCGAGTACATAGCCGTGAAGCAGGGGCTTATGCTTGCAGCAATCATAGAACCAGAGCTGGATATTCTGAGCGCGAGCCTTGTTAAGAACATCTTGGCATTTGCAAATGCGGTGCACAGCGAGATCGACCGCATGGACGGCATCCCCGACACAGACCCGGAGACGGGCGAGATCGTATAACGCGAGATGGACAAAGAACAAACTGCAATGGAGCGGCTGCGGCTGGCGTCGGATATGTCGCTGCGCCTGTATCACCGTCCGCTGCTGCTGACCGACTCCGGCGGCAAGGACAGCGCCGTGATCTGCAAGCTCGCGGAGAATGCCGGAATCCCGTTTGAAATCGTCCACTCTCACACGACCGCCGACGCACCTGAGACCGTCTATCATGTCCGCATGCGTGCCAAAGAATACGAACTCAAAGGCGTTAGCTATACGATCCATTACCCCACGTATAAGGGCGAGCCTACAAGTATGTGGAAGCTCATACCCATTAAGCTCATGCCGCCGACACGGTTAGCCCGTTACTGCTGCGCTGTGCTCAAGGAGACAACAGGCCGCGACAGGTTCATAGCGACCGGTGTGCGCTGGGCGGAGAGCACAGCACGGAAGAACAATCGCAGCAGTCTTGAAATAATCCACGCAGACCGGGAGAAGACCCTGCTGCTGAACAACGACAACGATGAAGATAGGCGGCTCTTCGAGACATGCGCGCTCAAGGGCAAGCGTGTCTGCAATCCTATCATCGACTGGCAGGAATCCGACGTGTGGGACTACCTCACAGATCAGCACGTCGAATGTAATCCACTGTACTGTGAGGGCTTGCGTCGAGTGGGCTGCGTTGGCTGCCCGATGGCGGGCAAAGCACGGAAAAAAGAGTTTGCCCGCTGGCCGAAGTTCCCGCAGATGTACATCAATGCGTTTGACCGCATGCTCGCAGAGCGACAGCGCCGCGGCACGCTGGCCGGCTCATGGGGGATGGGCACTACCGGCGTTGACGTGTTCCACTGGTGGATGGAGGACGGCGTCCTGCCGGGGCAGTTCGAGATTGAGGAGGATGAACCGTGACTGATATCAAGCCATTCCCGGATAAACTATTCCGCACAATCTACATAGATCCGCCGTGGCCAGAACGGGGCGGCGGCAAAATCAAGCGCGGCGCAGACCGGCACTACAACCTGATGTCTGTTGCTGAAATTAAGGCGCTGCCGATTGCCCGGCTCGCAGACCCTGACGGGTGTCACCTGTACTGCTGGGCAACAAACAATTATCTACCAGCCGCCATTGAGTGCGTGAAAACGTGGGGCTTTGAGTATGTAACAGTGGTAACGTGGATGAAAGACCGTCAAGGGCTTGGACAGTATTACCGCGGCTCCACAGAGCATTGCATATTTGCCACGACGAAGAAGCGCCTGCCATACAAAGTTTCTCCTGAAGGCAAACGCTGTCAGGGGAAAACGGGATTCTACGCACCAAAAACAATTCACAGTCGAAAACCAGATGAGATGCGCCGGATGATAGAGCTTGTGAGTTACGCACCGCGCATAGAGATTTTTGCGAGAGAACAATTCACCGGCTGGGATGCCTGGGGAAACGAAGTGGAGGAACTGACATGACATACGAAGAGATCATTGAAGCTCTGCGCGTTTGCGGCAGGGGAGAGTGCGACGGGTGCCTGACGCCTGAACAAGCGTGCGGCGCGCTGTGCACCGAGGCCGCATCCGCCCTTGAGAATCTGGTAGAACTGGCAAGAGAGAACAATAAGAGGGAGGACGAAGCAGAAGAGCATGCCGCGAACCTCAAGCATAACCTTGCCTGCAAGCAGACGGAGAACAACATTCTGCGTTCAGAGCTGCGCCGCATGTTCCAGCTCTATGTAGCCGCGGAGATGCGGGCGGACACGGGCACAGAGGAGGATTGACCATGCCTATATACTACGAAGCCAAAGCATTAGAGCGGGCGATAGACACCGCACCGAGGATAACCCCGAGCACGAAGTCTGTGTTGAAGAAGATCATACGCAGCGCGCCGGTGGCGGATGTTGTTAAGGTGACCCGCTGCAAGGACTGCAAGCATTACATAGGGCTTGCCGAGTGTGAATTTGTAGGACATTTCAGCGGTGGCACGGATTACTTTTGTGCTGACGGAGAAAGGAAAACAACATGAGACTTACGTCAAATACTCCACAAGGTAATTTGGAACAGTCGCTGAATCTGTTCTATGCCAAAGACGGCGAAACGTGGGTGCGCGGATACGGAGAGAATGGCACAGACATCGCCCTGCTTGATTTAATGCGAAAGCTTATATGCCGATATATGGAACCAGACGCGATTCCGGAAACCATGTCTGATGAGGATGTTATGTTTGCAATGGTGGATTGGCTGCATGGCGGAACCGATAGCATGGAGGGCGTGTTAGCACTTCTCTATCTTGCGGGGTGGGTATGCGCGGAGCTGCGCGAAGTCCTCAAACGCTTTGAGGACAAGGAGAACGCCAATGGCCGATGGGTTCCGTTCCACAGTCAGGCCGCGGGGAATATTTGGTACTGCTCTGCTTGCGAAATTGGATTTGCTGCACAGATGAAATACTGCCCCAACTGCGGCGCGAGAATGGACGGCGGAAACTGAGAATGGAGGGAAGTAGTAGATGCGACCGATTGATGCCGACGCGCTCATAGAGAATCATTTCTCTGATGACCACAGGATAGCGCTTTCACATGCGGACAAGGTATGGATGCGCAAGATTATAAACGACTCGCCAACACTTGAGCATATCCCTACGCAGCACAGCCGCTGGTTTAGGCCTTATATCAGCTGGCTGCGACCGCTCAAAATCAAGAACCCGTATTGTTTTTGCTTGAACTGCGTGTATGCAGTAAAGGCAAAGAAGATAACAAAGTATTGCCCCGACTGCGGCGCGAAGATGGATTTGGAGGCGGGTGTATGAAAGCAGTTTTAATCAGCATACGCCCGGAGTGGTGTGAGAAGATCGCGAGCGGCAAGAAGACAATCGAGGTACGGAAAACGCGCCCGAAGCTGGAAACGCCGTTAAAGTGCTACATCTACTGCACACTACCCAGGTACCCGCATGAGGACTTCATTGAAGCGGATTATCCGAAGCCACAGTTTTACGGCGGCGGAAAGGTCATCGGGGAGTTTGTATGCGACTGGATTTACCAATACTCATCGGCAGACCATTTATATGGTGTGGACATTTCTCACGAAGACATGGCGCGTCAGTCTTGCTTAACAAGGAAGCAGATTGAAGCTTATGAACTGAAAAATGTTCCGGAAGAAGGATATGGCTATTTCGGCGTATTCGGCTGGCACATCTCTGGACTAAAGGTCTACGACAAACCGCGTGAGCTGAGCCGGTTCGTCAAGCCGTATGATGCCAAGGCATGTCCGAAGCCGACAGTGATAGAGTGCGGAGACTGCACGAAGTGTTATCTAAAGCGCGCCCCGCAAAGCTGGTGCTATGTGGAGGAGCAAAGAAAGGATGACAGCAGAAATGATAGCGTATGAATGTCGTTGGAATCAGGATGAAATCTGCACTAATGCAGACTGCCCCATGTGCTGTGATTTCTGCCCCGTGCCGGACACGCCGGACGTCTGCAAGCACGAGGACAGATACGAGTTAACGTACGCAGACTAACGAGATAAAGGAGAAAGGAAGACAAATGACATACATTATCAATCCCATGTGGTTTTACTGGCTTAGCGTTGCAGACAAAATCTGCAGGGGCACTTGCTCGCTTGCTATTCTGCTGGCTATCTTTTCGGCTGCTGCATACATCGCGGCAGCGGCTCTCAAATTTAATGCGCTTGACGACGAAGGATTCGACAGAAAATGTTCTGCTTACATAGTCGGAGCCAAAGTGCAAAGAGTCGCGACCGTACTTGCTGTCCTTACTGTAATCCTGTTTGCAATTTCCGCTTTTATTCCATCGAGAGAAACGCTGATTGAAATGCAAATAGCGAGATTCGCTACGGTTGAAAATGCCGAGTGGGCATTGGACGCTGTTAAAAGCGCTACGGACTATATCGTGTCGGCAATAAAGGAGCTGCAATGAGTAAAAGCGGATTGCTCGCCCGGCAGAAGGCCGAACGCGAACTGTGGACGATTAAAGTGATCGCCTACACCGAGCAGCAGACGCTTGATGCGGTGTGCCTCGCACTCGCTGAGGGCTTCGGGTTCGGTGAGGAGCGGCTGAAGCGCTTCCACGATGCGTTCAATGCCAAGTACGCGGAGATCCGCGAGTTGGAAAAGGGCGACACCAAGGATAACGAGTATGCCATTACCAAGCAGGAGGCCGCGCTCAAGGCAGCCTGTGGTAAGTACTATTCGCCTCGCGAGGTGCGATATGATATCAAGATCGTCACGCGAGACGGCAAGCAACACAAGTTGTGATAAGGAAGCATAAAGTAGATTGTAAGGTGCTGCCGGTCAGCGGCAGCACCTTAGAGCCCACTTTGAGGCGGAGGATATTGAAAAAGCAAACGCGCGCGCACGCGCGTTTGCGAGCTCGGTAAGAGCCTAAGTAATCCGCCATTCTTTATTTAGATAAAAAGGAGCGCACCATGAAGGACGGATATTGGGTAGTCAGAACATACGAAGCCGGGCAGGTCGGCGAGAAGACGAAGTACTTCGTTCTCGGTGATCGCACCCGGCGCAACAGACGCAAGGAAGAATCCAGCATCAAGAAGCAGGAGCAGAATGAATACTCCACGAAGAAGCGCCTTGCCCGTCTCATCAATGCGAACTTTACACACGGAGATATCCTCCTCGGTCTTGACTACTCCGATGCATCATACAAGAAGCTCGAACGCTCCGCTCGGAAAGCTGCCCCGGATTATGACAGCCTGCCCGAAGAGGATCAGCTGCGCTGCATCCGTGAAGCTGCCACCCAGGAGATGGCGAACTATCTCCGCAGGGTGAAGCGTGCTCTCGAAAAAGAATGCCGCGCCGATGAGCTAAAGTACGTAGCGATCACATCCGACATGGACGGCGACACAAAGGAGACCGTGCGCGTTCATCATCACCTGATAGTCCCGGCCTCATGCGAGCACATCATCCGCGTGAAGTGGGGACACGGCGGCACGTACTGCAAGCCCCTGAGCAAGCAGGAAGATTACCTGCCGATCGCCGAGTATCTGATAGCCCAGGTGCGCGGGACGCTCAACGCAAAGAAGTTCGTATCGTCACGCAATCTTATCCGCCCGCAGCCGAAAGACCGCGTAGCCGTGAGCGACGCCGAGATCAGAGTGCCCCGCAACTGCAAGCTCATTCAGCGTGCAGAGTATAAGCGCGGCGCACCTCAGTACATCCGTTACATCCTGCCGGAGAAGAAAGCAGCAGACATAAGCAGCAGCGGCGGAGAGCCCGCCGCAGAAAGGAGCGAGACATGAAGAACAAAAGCAACATAGTTCACGATCGACTTTGCACAGATTGCTACCGGAAGCTGGAGACGCTGTTCACCCTGCACGATATTCCGCCCATCCGTCAGCGCGGAGGCCGGGGCAAGTGCGGCCTGTGTGATTTCCGCGGGGAGCTGACAGAAATCGAGTACGACAGAGTGAAAGACAAGCGTTCACCGGAAGAGCGGGCGCGGCTGCGCGCGGAGCTGAACGCCCCGCCGAAGACCCGCGAGGAGATCAGGCACCGGGAAGAACCGGCGCCGGCACCGAAGGACTACGGATTCACGCAGCAGACGTTCCTCGACCTCGCCGCGATGGACAAGCTTTGACAGGAGGGCGGGGGTAGATGAGTAAAACGCGGTACAAGTGGTGGGGGTTTGTGAAATCTATCATCCGGGCATATCCGGCGCATTGCAGTGAACTTAAGGCGCTCCGAGCGCAAACGATCACGGCAAGATACGGGGCATCAACCGGGGGCAGCAGCGATACGCAGCGCACTGCGGAGTCTGTCGCGCTTCGAGAACTTCCACCTGAGGACATGCGCGAATATCGAGCAGTGGAGGCGGCGCTCCTGGCAACGCGCCGAAACTGCGCGACGGCTGCGGAGCGCACGAGACTTATCAGCATGGTTTTCTTCGAGCAGACGCACACCTTACAGGGCGCGGCGCTCGCCTTGAATGTGTCATACGGAACGGCCAAGAATTGGCACAACGATTTTATCAAGCTCACGGCAAAAAAATACGGCCTGAATGTTTAGCCAAAAAAGCCGTGAACAAGAGGTATGATATATATGCTCAGAAAGCGGCGGGAGATGAAAGAACCGCCGTCAGACAGCTCATGGGTTCCATCTCGCCCATGGCGCGATTCTGTCTCCCGCGGGATTAAAATTATGAAATGCAGACACGATGAACAATATCTGTCGCGCATGGCTGCCGGTATCCTTTGCCGACGATGCGGCCAGCGCTTCATAGATGACATGGCGTTGAATGCCGACCGGTACAATGGACATAACGAACGAGTACAAAACCGCACGATGGAAAAGAACCAGAGAAAAAATCCTGAGGCGTGATATGTATATGTGCCGAGAGTGCAGACGCTACGGCCGTCTCACCGAAGCAACCGAGGTGCATCACATCAGGCACGCCGACGCGGCGCCTGAGCTTTTCTACACGGAGAGCAATCTCGTGAGCCTCTGCAAAAAATGCCACAATAAGCAGCACCCGGAAAAAGCCAAAAATCGATCCAATTCCGATAGAGGGAAATATTGATACCCCGCCCCGGTACGCGCGCCCGCGTATCGCGCGCGCTTAATGGCGGGGGTAGCTTTCTCCAACTCTAAGGATTTTTACAGAAAGGGGGTAAACGCGAATGACACGAAAAAAATGGCGGGAAGCCATATTGAACGATATGCGGCAGCTCGACATAGATTCAACCGGGTTTGACATCACGATAAACCTTGCCGCCGATACGCTCTATGAGCTCGATCGGGCACGCACCGCATACAAGAAAAGCGGCTCTATCGCCGTGATAGAGCACACGAACAAAAACGGGAGCACCAACAAAGCAAAGAACCCGGAATTGACAATCGTCCTTGACCTCAAATCCAAAGCCCGTGAATTTCTGGCCGAGCTTGGCCTGACCCCCGCCGCACAAAAGCGGTTGACAAACGATGCCCCCAAAAAGGAGAAGCTCAGTCCGCTGGCCAAAGCGCTGAGCGAGATAAAATGAGAGCAATCACCGGGCGGAATTGGGATGTGGTCCTTGAGTATGCCGAGAGCATACGCAGCGGCCGGAAATGCGCCTGCCCCGAGCTCAAGCAAGCGGTTGAGCGTTTCTTCCGAGACCTCGACGACCCAAGATATTACCTTGACCCTAAAGGCCCTGAGTTCTGCATTCAGATCATCGAAAAGACGATAGTCCACAAGCAGGGCGAGAAGCTTGACGGCACACCGCTTAGAGGAACACCGTTCCTACTGGAACCGTTCCACAAATTCATCATCTACAACGTCGTCGGGTTCAAACTGACAGGGACGGATGTGGCAAGGTATCACGAAGCCCTGATCTTTATCCCGCGAAAAAACATCAAGACCACCTTTGCGGCAAGCCTGGCATTCGCTCTATCACTATATTACCGCAAGAGCGGGAGCAAGTGTTACATCGTCGGTGCGGCGCTGAAACAGAGCTTGGAAAGCTTTGAATTTCTGGAATACAACATCAAGCACATGGGCGAGGACGCCGCGAGCGGCGGGGCGGTAAAAATTATCAACAACAACAATGAGCATTCCTTAAGGGCGGAGCTGCCCGGCGGGGACGGCTCATTTTTCATTCAATCCCTCGCGGCAAACCCTGACGCGCAAGACTCACTGAACTGCAACCTTGCAATCTGCGATGAGCTGCACGCCTATAAAAAGCCGAAGCAGTACAACCTCTTCAAGGAAGCCATGAAGGCCTATTCGAACAAGCTTCTGATCGGCATCAGCACGGCAGGGGATAACGAGCAGATGTTCCTTGGACAAAGGCTGAAATACTGCCGCAAGGTACTTGAGGGGATAATCAGCGATGAGCAGCTGTTCATCTTCATGTGCTGTGCTCCAAAAGACCCGGAGACGGGCGAGGTGGATTTCACAAACCCGACAGTCCATGAGATGGCAAATCCGGCCTATGGCATCAGCATACGCCCTGAGGAGATTCTCAACGACAGCATTCAGGCGCAGAACGACTCACAGCAGCGCAAAGATTTCTTTGCAAAAAGCCTGAACGTCTACACAAATTCCATCAAGGCGTATTTCAACATTGATGAGTTCCGCCGGTCCGATAAAAAGTATGACTGGACGCTCGACCAGCTACGGCGGCTGCCGATCAAATGGTACGGCGGCGCTGACCTCTCAAAGCTGCATGACCTCACTGCCGCCGCCCTTGTCGGCAACTACAAGGGCGTGGATATCATCATCACGCACGCCTTTTTCCCGGTGGCTGTCGCCCACAGAAAGGCGGACGAAGATAACATTCCTCTGTTCGGATGGCAGGATGACGGATGGCAATTAAAGCAATTATGCTGCGCAAGCGCATCGAACTGAAAAAGGCCGAGCTTGCCCAGCACAGGGAAAGAGCAAAAGAGTTTGAAACTCGCAAATCCGACATCACCGAGGCAATCGGTGAGGCCACCACTGAGGAGGAGATCGACGCTCTCAATGAGGGCATGGATCAGCTTGAAACCGAGTGGAAAGAGCACGAGGAGACCGAAAATCGCCTCAGCGGCGAAATCGCGGCGCTTGAGCAGCAGCTCACCGAAGAGGAGCAGCGCGGCACGCCGCCCATCAACAACCCCGAGAGCGGGGCAAATACCGAAAGGAGCAATCATATGACCACCACCATCAACATCCGTTCTCTGCCCTTTGGCCAGAGAGTAATGGACGCGCTGCCTCGCCAGGAGCGCGACGCAATCATCGGGCAGGAGGATAGTAAAAACTTCCTCGCACAGCTGCGCAGCCTCAAGGGCGAGAAGCGCGGCGTCAGCGGCGGTGAGCTGACCATTCCTGTCGTATTCCTCGACCTCATCGCCGAGAATATGTACAGATACAGCAAGCTGCTCAACCGCGTCCGTGTGCGCTCTGTTACGGGCACCACCCGTCAGACCATCGCGGGCACGGTCCCGGAAGCTGTCTGGACGGAGATGTGCGCAGCTATCAATGAGCTGACTCTGGTATTCAACCAGACCACGCTTGATGGCTACAAGGTAGCGGGCTTCGTACCTGTCTGCAACAGCCTGCTGGAGGACAACGACGTCAACCTCGCAAGCTGGATCGTTGAGATGCTTTCCGAAAGCATCGGCCTCGCAATCGACAAGGCGATCCTCTACGGCAAGGGCGCAGCCAACAGTATGCCTCTCGGCATTGTAACCCGCCTTGCACAGCAGAGCAAGCCCGCCGGGTACCCGGCTGCCGCCCCTGCATGGGTCGACCTCCACACCAGCAACATCCTCAAGATCGATGCCAGCAAGACCGGCGCTGAGTTCTGGGCAGCCCTCCAGATCGCGGCAGGCGCCACGTTCACCCGTTACAGCCGCGGTAATCAGTTCTGGGCGATGAACAGCAAGACCTACGCGCTTCTCAAGTCCAAGGCAATCACTTTCACCGCATCCGGTGATGTTGTAGCCAATGTTTACGGCATCCTGCCCATCGTGACCGGCGATATCGACATTCTGGAGTTCATCCCGGACGGCGATATCATCGGCGGTTACGGCGACCTGTACCTCTACGCCGACCGCGCGAGAATGACGATTGAGGAGAGCCGCGAGGTGCAGTTCCTTCAGGACAACACCGTATTCAAGGGCAAGGCCCGTGCGGACGGTACGCCGGTCGTTCCGGGCGCGTTCGTTGCGATTAATATCAACGGCAGCGAAGTTACCACCGCAATGACGTTTGCAGCTGACACGGCGAACGACGCCGACCTTGATTCCCTCAGCGTCGGCACCGGCTCACTCAGCCCGGCCTTTGATGCGGCCACTCAGAGCTACACGCTCTCTACCACGGCGGCATCCCTCGCAGTCAACGCAGCGGCGGCACAGATCGACGCAAAGGTAGCGATTAGCTACGGCGGAAAGAATGTAGCCAACGGCGGCAACATTACCCCGACTGCCGGGGCGAGCACCCTCACCGTGACCGTGACCAATGGCAACGCGACCAAGGTGTACACCGTCGCGATCACCAAGACCTGATCTGAAAGGAGCTGCTTATGACGAACGACGAACTGCTCACGATGCTGAAGTATAACCTCAACAAGACCGCAGCGGCGCAGGAGCCGTATCTTCAGCAGCTCCTTGAAGTTGCGGCGCATGAAATCCGCAGGGAGGGCATAAAAACCCTCTCTGCGGACAACCTTGATGACTGCAACCTGATCGTGATGTATGCGGCGTATCTGTTTCGCAAGCGCGCCGAGGACAACCCGGTCATGCCGCGAATGCTCCGATATGCCCTTAATAACCGCCTGTTTGCGGAGAAGCTTGGAGGCACGACATGACGCTTGACAGTGGCATCCTGACCGTGTGCAAGCTCAAGAACACAGCGGCAGCCGGGCAAATGCCGGTCATGCAGCTTGCACAGCAGTCGACGCATTACTACGGTGAGCGGACCGTGGGCTATAACAGGCAGTACGCGGCCATGGGCGTGAATCAGCAGATAGATATGCTGGTACGCATATGGCAGGACAGAGCCGTCAAGATCGGTATGTGCGCCGTCCTCGAGGATGATTCACAGTACCGGATAGACAACGTGCAGCATCTGCTTGATAGTGACGGCTTGGAGGTCACAGACCTGACCTTAAGCGCGTTGGAGGAGTTCTATGATGTCTTACCGGGAACGCCTTGAAAGTATCGGCACTGCACTTGCAACGGCGGTGCCGAACACATATCACTACTTCCGCCCGAACCTCCAGCCCCCATTTTGCATATGGGCGGAAGAAAACGGGAGCAGCTTTGCCGCAGACAACAAGACGGTTGAGCACGCGCTCACGGGCACTGTGGACTATTTCAGCAAGCAGGAATATGACCCGGCACCGGATGCCATAGAAAGCACCCTGAGCGGGTTAGGACTCATCTGGGAGCTGAACAGCGTACAGTACGAAGATGAAACCGAGCTTATTCACCATGAATGGACATGGAGTATGCGCTAATGGCAACGATGAAGTTTACCGGCCTCGGCGAATACCTCACGAAGCTCGGCGCGCTTGAGGGCGATGAGGAAATAATAAAGCGCGCCGTCTATAAAGGCGCGGCTGTGGTCGCAGATGCCATAAAAGCGGAGCTGGAGGGTTTGCCGACCATCACCAATGAAGAGGCCATGCACCGGTACAACTCACGAAACCCGTCGGCTTCATCTATGCAGTACATAAGCGAGCCGCAGAAAAAGGGCTTGATTGACGGTTTCGGTCTCGCCCCAATCGAGAACACCGAGGATTATATCAGCACCAAGGCCGGATTTGACGGCTACAACGGAGTAAAAACAAAGCGCTGGCCGCACGGTCAGCCCAATGCGATGATAGCCCGTGCTGTCGTGAGCGGGACGTCATTCATGCAGAAAAATGATTTTGTCGGGCGTGCGACGCGCAAGGCCAAAAAGGCAGCTGAGGCGGCCATGGCGAAATCACTTGACGACGACATAAAAAACAAAATGAAATGAGGCGAATCATATGTCAGCAGCAGGAAAAGTCTGTACCGGCTTCTCACGCCCGTGGGTAGCCAAGTACAGCGCAAACGGCGGCACCGTCACATACTCAGGCGCTATGCAGCTTGCCCGCGGCGTAGAGGTCAAGATCGACCCGGAAACCGCGGCAGACAATACGTTTTATGCCGACAACATGGCGGCTGAGAGCCAGGAGGGTGTTCTCACCGGCGGCACTACCACCCTGACGGTCGACGGCCTGTTCCGCAAGGCAGAGGATCTGATAATGGGTCTGCCTGAGACCAAGAGCAAGATCACAATCGACGGCAGCACGCAGGTCAGCGTTACGGACTACGACGACGATATGAAGATTCCGTATATCGGGCTTGGCTTCGTCGTGCGGTATATGTCCGACGGTGTCACATCGTACAGCCCGGTAGTACTCACTAAGCTCCGCACTACCGCATCCTCGGAAGAATACGCCACGCAGGAAGAGGAAATCGACTGGCAGACAAAGGAGCTTGAAATGTCCATACACCGCGACGACAGCACTAAGCACCGCTGGAAGCGCGTGGCGGACGATCAGGAGAGCGAAGACGCCGCCGAGGCCTGCATCAAGGCCATGCTCAACTATACAGAGCCGGGCGGCTGATAGGAGGCTGTTATGATCATATTCGGCAAAGAACGCGGTTTTAGTTTCACCGTCGGTGCGTCCGTGGAGATTGCGGAGATGTGCCCTGACGGCGACCTGACCAAGATTGAGAAGTTTCTCAGCGGCAAGTACGGCAGAGTGACGCGCAACGGCGCAAAGCTCATCATTGAGCTCAACAAGGCCTATGAGATGCAGCGCAGCTTTGAAAATGAGACCTACAAGCCCGAGCCCCTGACCATGGCACAGGTCATGGCACTGAGCGCCGAGCAGTTCACGGCGCTGATGTCTGAGGCAATGGCAGCCTTTGAGGCCGGGCGCAAGACCACGGTCGAGGTCGAGCCTTCAAAAAAAAAC